CGGTCGATAAGGACAATCACGGGATTGATGCGGTCCGTTACGTTTGTCTCAACTTGCTGACTACGTCCCGGTCGGGTTCCTACTTCCTCGCATAAAAGCAAGTTATTTTTGCGTGAATGTTTGGAGAAGCAAAACATTGTCGTATATTTGCTATGTCAACAACGACAAACAAACACACAACGACATGAACTTCTCCTCCTACAAAAAGAGCTACACCGCCGCTACCGCAGACCGCGCAATTAAGAACGGAATCCTCAACAACTGGATCCTTACCTGCGCAGTCCCCACTTCTTACTATCAGTGCGACGTCGAGGCGCTCTGCTGGGACCTCGACCTCCTCTTCGGCGCAGAGTAATAGTCACAATAACCCCTTAAGTACAGGCCCTCCGGGGCCTTTTTTTATGTCCCTACCTTTCGTCTATTTGATAGCGTGAACAAGACCGTCACCATACCGGAGAACCTCTACGACATCACCGTCGACCAGTACCTCCAAATCCAAGCGATACCCGAAGGGGACGAGCTGGAGCAGGTAGTGCGCACAATCTGCATACTGTGCCACATGGACCGCGCTGAGGTCATGGCGATGGAACAGAAGGATATCCAATACATTGGGGGCGTCATCGGTGGCATACTGGACAAGTACGACGACACTTACCCGGTGGAGCGTATCATCGAGCTAGACCAACGCTACGGTTTCCATCCGAACCTCTCACGGATCACGGTGGCTGAGTTCGCAGACATCGAGACCCTGTGCAAGGACTCCCTCGACAAACACCTCCCCCAGGTTATGGGGATACTCTACCGTCCCATCGTAGAGGAACACGGCGAATTTTACCGCATCGCAGACTACGACGGCGAGGATCGGTCGGAGTTCTTCAAAGAGATGAAGATGGCCCACGCACTCGGTGCAGCCGCTTTTTTTTTGCGTATCGGGAAGGGATTAGTCGACGCTTTGGACAGCTATTCCAAGGCGGTGAAGGATCCAAGCTATCCGAAAAATATGGATGGTTTGCCACGTTCGTACATCTCGCAGGGGAGGACATTACTAAACTACCGCAGGTGGAAAGGACTCACCTCGAAACGGCGCTCGCCTGGCTCGCCTACGAACAAGACCGGGCGCTTCTGGAGAAACAAAAAATGAACCTATGAGAACAGTTAACCAAATCATCGACGAGCTGGGCACCATCGCCCTCGACCACCGCTTCATTAATTCCTTCAAAGAAGGGGAGATGTCGGAGGTCGATATTCAGAAGCTGGCCGGCAACAAGTACCCCATCTGCTACGCGGACATATCAGGGGCCACCATCGAGAAGGGCGTCCTGACGTACTCGCTCGACATCCTCGTCATGGATATGATACTCCCCGGACAGACGGACGCCCAAGAGCAGTATTCGGACACCTTGCGCACGCTGATTGATATTGTGAGCCAATACGCGCAGGTGCTGTCGGCTCAGTCGGACGTGGATCGCGACGTTCGTATCTCTCTCCCGGTGGACTGTGAGCCGTTTACCGCTCGCTTCGACAATCTCCTCACGGGATGGGTCGGTACGGTGCAGCTCCAGACGTCCAATACGCTCGACCTTTGCGCGGCGGCTTTCGCATAAGGAAGAAATTTATTTGTGTATTTGTTTGGTGGTTGAATGTTTCTGCCTATCTTTGAGACATCAAACAAGGCAAACGAAATGAACCTCTCCTCCTCCCTCCTCTCCTCAGTCTCTCAGAAGGCTGCCTTTTTCTTCACCAACGAGGTGGAGGAGTTGACCGCCTTGGACAACCTCAACGGGTCCATCGAGTCCGCTATCCTGTCCGCTGGCTTGAGCTTCCAGAATGAAGCCGCATTCACCAACATGGTGGGCTTGGTCAAGATGACCATGGCTTCCGAGCAGGTCGAGGTTTACCGCGCTGCCTTTCCAGAGGTTCGCATGGACCAGGACGGCAACTACACCGCCGACCCTACCAAGTGGGCCTAATCCCACCGACATACAAACAGACTGCCCCGCTTCGTGCGGGGCTTTCTATTTTAGAGCGTGAAGGATTACATCACCATAGACGGAACCCGCGTCCCAATGACCAACTCTATGCAGGAGCTGGGGAGGATTGGCAAGGAGGTAAGGCGCCGCGCCCGCATCTCGCTAAAGTCACGCGGTAAGGTCGTCACGGGCAACCTCTACAACTCCATCCGCTACGAGCAGAGCGTCGCCCGCAATGAGAAGAGTCTGAACCTACGCTTCAGCTTCCCCGGTGCTGACTATTGGCAATTCGTAGACGAGGGCGTAAAGGGTGCGCTATCCTCGGCCAAGGCTCCGCGCTCGCCGTTTCGGTTTGGATCGGGAACAGGCCCCTCCGGGCGCCTCCGTCCCTCTATCGATAAATGGGTCGTCAAGAAAGGAATCGCACCCCGTGGCGCGGGCGGTAGGTTTGCCTCACGGAAGTCGATGGTGTTCGCCATCTCGCGCTCTATATATCAAACCGGTATCCGCCCCTCCTATTTCTTCACGAACGCCTACGACCGCACCCTGAAGAAGCACAACGCGAAACTGGAGAAGGCCGTCGGCGATGACATCGCAAACGCAATTACAAAGCTCCTAAAAGATGGCGGCACAGTTTGACTATATACCCAGCACCACCGACTTCCAGAGTACGGCGGAGCCGCTCATCATACAGGTCCGGGAAACGACAGCGGGGCCGTTCTTCAAGTACCGCTTTATCTTGGTCATTAAGAACCGCAACGGGGACCAGCTCGCGAAGCTAAAGACGCACCCCCTGGCCTCGGACAACCTCTCCGCCGTCTTCGATATCTCTCGCGTCTGTGACGATTACATCGGCGCCAACGTAGTCAACAGCAACGCCACCACGGGCAACATTCTAACCTTGGGGCGGACGGGGTACAGCCCAGCCAACGTCATCGGAGAGAGTAGCGACCGCAACGTCGCCGCACAGTTTACTCTGGAGCTGGGATTTGAGAGCGCCACAAGCGCCACCGCCGACCCTACCGAGACCTTGCCACAATCGCCCGCCGAGACGACAACGCTCTTTGCCTTCCGTGATGAGTTCCAGAACTACGGCGACGCATACGCACGGGGCGACGGGAGCTTCCAACCTACAGCCGCCACCGACAACTTCCTCAGCACCGCGCCCAACCTCGGCAGGGAGTCGACGTTGACCTTCGGCGACGCACGGGAGCACCGTATCGGAATCGACCAAGCCTCTGTGCTCGCTTGGGGTATGCAATCCAGCGACGCCGAGTATGTTGTCGTACGTGGATACGAAGCCGATGGTACTATCATCAATACCGCCGTCTTGGATATTGACGTCATAGGCGGCGACACCACACCCTCGACAGACTCGCAGGCGGTGCAGTTTATCGGTGTCGGTCCGGCCAACCTATCCGAACACGCCGCCGCTGCCTTCAATACTCAACTCGCGGATATCTTCTCCGATGTCAACCTCTCATATTACGAGGTTTATCTGTCGGAGTTTGCTTCCGTCCTCGAAGCCAACCAGGTCAGCGTCGTCCACCGCTTCACCATCGATAATGGTTGCAGTAAGTACCCCCGCCTTCAGCTTCTTTTCCTCAACCGCCACGGGGGATGGGATACGTTTAACTTCGACCAGCGCAGCGAGGAGAGCCTACGCAATATTCAACGCAGTCAATACAACCGCCCACGAGGGAACTGGGACAGCGTGACCGGCCTCATTGATTGGAATTACAACGGATGGGAGCGGGGCGTCACTACGACCGCGGTAAAGGCTGAGAGGCAGACCAAGGTCTCGACGGATTACATAGAGGAAGGGTACGCCGACCACCTCCGCGATCTTGCCGTCTCCCGCTCGGTATTCATCGTCCAAGGCAACGAGGTAATACCTTGCACCGTCACCGACTCGGAGTATCTGTTCAAGACGGAAGTCAACGAGAAGCTGATTACCTACTCCTTCACCTTGCAGTATAGCAACCGTCCCCGCCTCAAGTGATTCGCCTCGTAGCCCTCGACCAGGACACCCAAGCGCAGTCCACCCTCGACCTTGAGGGGACGCCGTCCATCTCTTTGAATCTTGCTGTAGCCAAGCCGGGGGAGACGATGCAACGACACGCGCCGTACTCGCAGACTTTCCGCCTGCCGTTTACGGATCGCAACAACGTCTTCTTCGCGCACTTCTACGAGGTGACCCTGACGGATGGAGATTTCGACCCGACGCAGAAGACGGAGGTGCTCATCTTCGAGGACGGTGTTCAGGTCATCCGTGGCGCCATGCAACTGCGGGCCGTGAGGCTCATGGCTCAGGTCTACGAGGTGAACGTCTTGGGCGATGTCGCCGACCTCTTCGCGGAGATGGGGAGTAAGCTGCTACGTAGCGCGTTTAAATTCAACCCCGCCACCTATCTCACGACATACAACTACGTCCAATCGGCGGCCAATGTCATCGCCTCGCAGGACCTAACCAATAACATTTGTCAGAACCCTCTGGCGATGGATGCGGGGACCGTGATTATTCCTTTAGCCGACCACGGCCTACGCATTGACCAGCAGCCCCTCGTTGCACAATCGGGCTACGGATTGATGGGGAGCGCAGTAGGTACGACGGCACTCACGGCGCAGATGCTCAAGCCTGCAATCCGCCTCCGGGAAGTCATCGACCGCGTCCTCCGGAGTAACGGGTTTTTCTACACTTCGGACTTCTTCAGCTCGGCGTACTTCGATACGATTTACATGACGCTCGCCGACCATGTCGACCGCGCTCCTGCGACGGCAGCGGGGCAGTGTAAGGCGGTAATAATATCCGGGTCCAATCCTTACACGAACGCTGTGGAAGGCCAATGGCTAACGGTACCAATCAACAACACGACGTTGTACGGTGGGTTCGATACCGACGCCCTATTCAATACCGCATCGAATGGCTATCAATGCGGCGAAGCAGGCACCCACAACTTTAGCGCAAAAATTAGGTTTCGCCTCCTATTCGCTGGAGCCGGCGAGAGCGTGGAACTTATCGCCCGCATCACCCGCGGCAACATCAGCATAGGAAGCACTACGCTAACGCTGACCACCGCCGAGAATGATATCACCGTCGAATGGTCTACCTCTGCCGTGTGCGCGGCAAACGATACTATTTCGGTACAGTTCTACATACAAACGGGACAGCTCCAGGCCGGAACAAATGTCGATATCGTAGGCGCAGGCATTACCGCGGACGAGTTTGCGTACTCTCAATTCTTATGCACTTCGGCGCCGGGTGGGATAGTCAACATCCCGCAGTCGTTGCCGCTGATTAAACAAAAGGAATTCTTTGCGGACTTGGCGCAGCGGTTCAACCTCGTAATCGAAGCCGATCCCGACAACCCAAAGCGGCTGTATATAGAGCCTTACGCATCATGGATTGCCGACGGCCTCGATTCGTACTGGACGGATAAATTAGACCTCGATAAAGAGCGCACCCTCAAGCCCACCTCATCGATTAAGTCGTCTCTAATTAACCTCACAGATAAGGAAAGCGGCGATGTAGGTAACGTCAACAGATTGGCAGCATTGGGCCGCGTTTTCGGTGCATATACGCAAGAGATAGACGACGAATTCGCAACGGGAGAGCTAAAGAACGCGCCCGTCTTCGCGCCCTTTTTTGTGTACCAAGTGCCGACCCTACAAGGCGACCCAATTACTGAACTCTCAAACGTCCTGATACATCGGTCGTATGAGATTGACGGGATTGGCGTTCGGCCTAAGACACAGCCGCCGAAGCTGTTCCACGCCACCGGCCTCCAGGACACACAGGCTACGCTCTACGTCTCCGGCTCCTCTCTGACGCAATACCAACTGTGTTCGCCCTATGAGGACAGTCCAGCCAACTCGGAATCGAGGCACCTGTTTTGGAACAACAACGACCGCACCTTCAGCGCCAACAACCCGCTCATCGCAGGCAATCCTCCGGGGCTGGGTGGGTATCACCGGACGTACTGGTCGTCATACCTCGCTGACATCTACGACAGGGACGCCCGCATCTTCGAGGCTTACCTTTACCTGACCCCGTCCGATATTCGGAACGTCCGCTTTAATAACCGGTTCCACATCTTGGGAGCGACGTACAAGCTCACCGAAATATCGAACTACCAAATCGGCACGGGAGAGCCTACCCTGTGCAAGTTCCTCCGCGACCTGAGCCGCTCGTCGTTTGGGGCGTGTAGTGCTGTTCCTACACAGTCCAACGCCAACGGGACGGTGACGTTCACCGATGCCGATGGGACGACAACTACAAACCCCGGCCTCGAATGCTGTGAGGCGTTTGGGTATTTCTACGATGAAGAGACCAATACCTGCCGCTGGCAAAACCCCGACGCAGATGACGGGGACGCCGGCCCACCCGATACGCCTACCGATGCGCAAGATCCGGAACCGTACCTAAACGGAGACAACCCCGGCCCGGTATCTCCAACGGGAACGAACACGAACACCACCGACCCCGACAGTGGCACCGTAAGCGTTTACGATGAGGTCATTTTGACGGGCGAAACAACGGGCACGGGCACGGTGACACCATCGGCACCGAATGGAGTCCCCATACAGGTCGCAGACAATACCGTCGCCGTGGGTGTGGTGCGCATTACCTCGGTCACTGTAGGCGGTTCCTCTGGCGTACCGTATACGACCAAGTTCGAGACGTGGAGGTTCTTAGCTAACGGCAACGCTGAGACGGTCACCGTAAGCGAGACCAATGGCACAGAGCTCGACTATGGCTCCCCTGGTCTGCGTAGGTTGACGGCTTCCATGAGTGGCGGCGTGTTATCTTTTGCTGTCACCGGAGAGGCCGACGAAATAATCAACTGGACGCTGAAGGTAGAGATGGTCCGGATGTACGCGACGAATATCAGCTCGGCGGCAAATGCTATCCTCACCGAGGCCGGCGCGAACCTAACGACGGAGGGCCGCAACATCTTAATTCAGGAATGAAGGACTACCTCGACGGCATAGGCCAAGCCATCCCCCGCGTGTTGCAGGTGTCGGCACAATACGAGCTCCGGGGCAACCCCGATTGCCTTTTGTTATATGGATACTATGAGTGGGGCGCCTCGTCATGGTGGCGGAAAGTCCTCCAAGGAGTACGCAATGGCGCAGGACTACGAAATCAAGGTAAAGGTCACAGGAGTAGACCAAGCGACTAACCAAGTCGACAACCTCACCGACTCCATGAACGACGCCCAGACCTCCGGGTCGCAGGCTTTTGGAACGCTCGACAAGGTGCTCGGTGGGCTGCCGTCTAAACTCAAGGCAGGTATCGCTGGCGTACGCGGTATGGTGGTCGGCATGAAGACCCTCCGTGGCGCGATTATGGCGACCGGGATCGGTGCCTTGGTAGTGGCTGTCGGCTCACTCATTCAATACTTCAAGAGGACGGAACGCGGCGCCCAGCAGCTCCGGGTAATAACGGCCACGCTGGGGGCTGTCATGGATAAATTGATGGACTCGGTTATCGGTGTCGGTGAGTTCATCTTCGAGGCGTTCAACAACCCACGCGAAACAATCAAAGGTCTGGCCGAGGATATCCAGACGTTTGTAATATCCAAGGTCGAGCAACTCATCGAGGGCCTCGGCCTTTTGGGTACGGCTATACAATTAGCCTTTGAGGGAGACTTTAGTGCGGCGTCAGCAACAGCGGCTGAAGGTCTTACTAAAGTTGGCGATTCCGTTCTTGCGCTCAATCCTGCAACCGCCGTTCTGTACCAAGTGGCCGAATCGGTGAGCGAGATAGCCGTCGAAGCTACTGCAAGCGCCAAGGCCGCCGGAGCATTGGAGAAGCGCATGAACGACCTCATGGTCCAAGAGCGTGAACACCTAAAGGTCCGGGCGCAGACAAATAAAATCATAGCCAAAAATCGCCTGCTTGTAGAGGACGAAACTCTGTCCTACGACGACCGCATCGGAGCGTTGGACAAGGCTATCGCGGCAGAATTAAACGCGGTCGACCAAGAGCTCAAGATGGCCAGCGAGCGGGCCGAAATACTACGCAAACAGGCGGCACTATCCGAAAGTGACGAAGCGACAAAGCAAGCCGTAGCCGAAGCTGAAGCGCGGGTCATTGAAATCGAAACGCGATCGCTTAAGCAGCGCAAGAGGTTGGAGGGTGAACGTCAAACGCTCATCCAACAGCGCACCACCGAAACGGAAGCGGCCGCCGCTGCGATAATCAAGGCAGAGCAGGAAGTCCAAAAGGCGCTCGACGAATCGGCGCTGTCTCGTGAGGATGCGCAGACGCAAGAGATAGAAAAAGAGAAAGCCAAGTATAAAGCCCTGCAAGAGAAAGCTGGGGAGAATATGGAGCTTGTGGCGCAGCTTAAGGAGTCCGAGCGGCTCGCGCTGTTAGACATCGACGCCAAGTATGACGCCATCGAATTAGAGGCCGAAAAGAAGAAGGAAGCCGACGCAAAGAAAATCCGCGACGCAGCCGACGCCCAACGCAAAAAGGACACCGAAGCGGCAGAGAAGGCGATGGCAGCCCTAAAGGAGTCAGCAACAGCGGGCACGTTTGAACTGCTGACGACGTTAAACAAAACCTTCGCCAAGGATACCGAGGAAGGACAGAAGAAAGCATTCAAGAGAAACCAAGCCCTAAGCATCGCCGAGACGCTTGTCTCTACCTACGCCGCAGCACAAAAAGCCTACGCCTCACAGCTTGCCATACCAACCCCCGACGCTCCTATCCGCGCACAGATTGCCGCCGGAATCGCTGTCGCTTCAGGTCTCGCCAAGGTTGCCGCAATTAAGTCCCAGCAGTTTAGCGGGGGCGCTTCTTCAGGCGGCGCAGCGGGAGGCGGTGGGTCTGTTGGTGGAGGTATTCAGTCGGTAGGTGTTGACGTCGGTACATTGGTTCCCAATCAGCAGAACCCCACACCGGAACCCGTGCGGGCATATGTAGTAGAGAACGAGATATCGAACAAGCAAGCACTCAACAGAGAGCTACAAATTCAAACGACGCTATGAGAACGGTCGAGCTATTGATTGACGAGGAACAGGACGATTTCGGAGTCGAGGCCATCAGCCTCGTCAAGTTCCCCGCTATAGAAGAAAATTTCGTGTACTTCAACAAAGACCAGAAGCTCACCCTCGCCAAGATTGACGAAGACAAGCAGCTCCTCGTCGGTCCGGCGCTCATCCCGGAGAAGATGATCCCGCGATGGGACGAGAGCAAGCAGGAAGAGTTCGAGGTGTACTTCTCCAAGGAGACGGTACAGCAGGCCGCCGAGCTTTTCATGAGGCAGAAGCGCAACGGAGAGTATACCGTCGAGCACCAGACCAAGGTCGACGGGCTGTCCATCTTCGAGAGCTGGATAGTAGCCGACAAAGACAAAGACAAGGCCGCCGTGTATGGCTTCGATGTTCCCGTCGGGACGTGGATGGTTTCCGTTCGCGTCACCAACGGCGACGTGTGGGCCGATGTCAAGGACAAAAAATACCGGGGGTTCTCCATCGAGGGGTACTTCATCGATAAGTTGGTCAAGATGGAAGATGTCACCATCGAGACTATTGCCGCCGCCGTGCGTGATGTGCTTGAGCCCGTTGCGTTCTTAGACGGTAAGCCCTTATTTGGAACCCCATTAGAGGCCCGCCTGATGGCCGAGGCGTTAGGGTGCGAAGGTCACCACGCTCACGAAATCAATGGCCGGGCGTTGTATATGCCGTGTGAGAATCACGAGCAGCTCGACCCACTCTTGCCAAACGAATAAATCGCCGTTATATCGACCGTTAGAAACTCCATCTATGTCCGTTATCGAGAAACTAAAAGAGGCTGTCCGGTCTGTCGTTGAGGCAGAGCGCCAAGACCTCTATGCCGAAGCCCGCCTAAATGATGGGCGCGTAATTGCAACCGAAGCCGAAGCCTTCAGCGCCGGCGCCTCCGTTCGCGTATTGAGCGAGGACGGCGAGGCCGCTCCCCTGGAAGCTGGGTCGTATGAACTCAGCGATGGCGGAAGCGTCACCGTAGACGAAAGCTCGCAAGTCGTCGAGATGATGGACGACAAGGAGGAGAAGACCGAAGCCGCAGAACACGAAGAGGAGAAGGATGAGATGGCCGCCGTCAAGGCCGCCCTCGTCGACAAGTTCCAAATCTCTCCAGAGGTAGCCGCCGAGATTGTCGAGGTAGTGAAGGAAGCGATGGCCCCCACAGAGGAGGTCGAAGCCGCCGAAGAGGAGAAAGAAGAGATGAAGGAAGAGAAGCCTGTGGAGATGTCTGCGCAGCTCTCCGATATCACCGACCAGATGACGGTCGCCATCGAAGCTATCAGCGCACGACTTGCCAAGCTCGAAGAACAGCCCGCAGCACAACCCGACCGCGTTCTGCCCAAGGCTGAGTTTAAAAAAGAATCCAACCCGAACCTTTCCGGCGTCGATCACGCCATTAATATCATTTCCAATTTGTCATGAGTAAGAAGTACAACTTCGATATGGACGTGGTCTCAGGCACATACGCCGGAGAGCTTGCGCTTCCATACGTTACCGCAGCCATCACCGGCGCGGAGACCCTGAAAAACAACCGCGCCCGCCTCATGGAGGGAGTAGTGGCCAAGGCCGTCATTAACAACGTCGGCTTCAACCAACAAGCGGGTGGAGCTACCGTTATCCAAGCCGCCGATTGTGGAGGCACCGATGGAGCCAACACCCAGCTTACCGAGCAAATCATCACCCTCGATGATTTGATGGTGAAGGAGGTCATTTGCCGGAAGACCATCTTCCCGACCTTTATGGCTGCCCAAGGCCGTATGCGCCGCGACGGTAATATCCCCCCCGACTTCGCTCAGTTCTTGCTGGCTTCTACAGCCGCACAAGCTGCCAACGATGTCGAGTCCTTGATTTGGACGGGAGCCACTCCTTTGACTACTGGCCTCCTGTCTGACGACGGAACCTTCGACATCACTGGAGTTCGCGCTTCACAGATGGGCGGATTTGCTGAGGCTGATTTGAATGCCATTGGTGCATTTACTGCAACCAACATCTTAACCGCTATGAATTCGGTATTCGAGCAAGCATCAGCAAGCCCCGGTATCTTGTTGCAGCCCGGAGCCGGTTTCTACCTGTCCTATGAGGCTTATGCGTTCTACCTGCAAGCTCTTGCAGACGCGAACACAGGCCCCAGCTACAACCAAGAATTGAGCGGAGCCAATTACCTCGGTTACCCCGTGTATCCAACTGCTGGCATTCCTAACACTGCCGACATCATCGCCTTCACATACCCCGACAACATCGTGGTAGCAACGAACGCCTACACAGGCAACGAGGCCGCAAGCCTTATCCCTGTGTATCAGTACGACGGAAGCGATAACGTCAAGGTCACCATGGACTTTGCTATCGGTGTTAATGTAGGCGTCGCAGGTGACGGCGTTGTAGGATTCGACTTCACTGCATAATGGCCTGTACTATCACCCTCGGCCGCGCGCTGGATTGCAAGGACGCCCTCGGAGGTCTCTCACGGATTTACTTCGTGAGTGACTTTGCGGACGGACTTGTGACCGCCGCCGGGACGGGTGATGGAACGGCAGGATCGGCAACGGTAGCGACCGCCTCCGGCGAGAGCTTCACC